GTAGTGTTCCCGGGGGTGGATGACGCGGGTCTCTTACTTGCTGCGCCACCGGCGCGCGAGTCTTAGCCTCATCCCGAACAACTTTGGCACCGGCGTATACGGAGGCACGTAAGCCGTTTCTGGCAACGCGATCGGGAAGCACTTGTAGCGCTTTGACTAACTGTGCGGTGCCCTTAACTTCAAAGCGCTCACGTTTAGCCATCATCAAGCCCCTCGGCCGCCCAAAGTGTCACAAGGACCCCTTGCTCACCCTCGTTGATTGCACCAAAGATCCGAAAGATCCGGTCTTTGTATAAAGCGCGGTACTCCGCGACCGAAGCAGCATTAGAAAATGCGGACTGGAATCGAACCGTGATGGTGTGCGATATCTCATTGGATATTCGTTGCGCTGTCACAAGGTCTCGTGCATTCAAAGGCTCAATGTTTGACCAGACTGTTACGGTATCCACCCACTCTCGGCGCGGCGCACCAAGACTGTCTTTGACCATAAACGGTCTTTGAAAACGAACTCGCTTATCAAGCGTTCCTGCCGATAGCGCGCTCATACCAATGCCACCCGATAGGGGTCAAGAAGTCCATCGACAAACGGCAGAGGATCAATTCGTCCTTTGCTCAGGATCGACATCTCCTCTCGATGTGCATAAAGACTGCCGATGCGCAGCTTGATCCAACTCTTTAACCCCTCAGGCACATCGCTTGGTGTGCCGTATCCCGCATCAAAGACAACTCTGACCACGCCGATTTGCGAAAGCGTAATCGGCCAGGTGTTGCCAAAGCGTGGTGTGATTCGCGCAGGCTCAGACGTAAGGTCCGAGACGTAAATGGAGGGGTCAACTGTCTGCCACAGCCCCAACTGGTCTTGGTAGCTAATCTCTACGACAGACTGGACTGGACACCGATGCAAGTGCAGCGATGAGCAGGGAAAGCCATCGAGTGTGCACATCCATCGGGCTGTACAGATCTGGCGGCCAGTCAAGGTCTCAGCTGCAACCCGTGCGGCCGAGATCAATGACTCGATTAAGGCATCGTCATCGTCAAAGTCCACCCGCAGGTGAAGCTTTGCCTCGGCAAGCGAGACAGGCTCCACCGTGGGTGGGGTCATAAGACTTAGTGACACGACAAAGACCCTTAGACGACCTGGGCAACAGAAGCGATGTTTGACACGTTGGCTGGCAAACTGCGAGGGTCCACTCCAATAATCTGGGCAGCGACTTGGCTTGCAGCGGTGGCGGTTGTAATCGCTAGCCGAACAAAACCAAAGCCGTTGACAGTATCGAGTTCCTCGCCACGAACATTGATCAGGACTTGACGGTTTGACCCGCTGTTAGCCTGCTCGAGCGTCGTGATGGCCTTTCCGGTTACATCCTTGGCGCCGGTTCCGCTGGCATCGGTTGCCTGTTGCAACTTCGCAGCCAGTGTTCCGTTTGTGCCCATGGTTCCGGTCTGGATGATTGCAAGCAAGGAGTGAAACTGGGCGCAGGAAACCCAATCCGAGTTGCTTGTGCCAGCGGCCTGACTGGCTGGATCGATGGATGCGAGCAAGGCGAGCTGCTCGCTACCTTTTGCGTTGGGAAGCATAGTAAATCTCCTGGTGATTGGACTTGCTTATCGCGCGCCCAGTTGGATAAACGGTGACATCGATGCACTGCCTTTGGCGGGCGAGATCGGCGCAGAGATCTTGGACTGGCCATCCATACGGAAGGTGGTCCTAAACGCGGTGAGATCCGAGTCAAAGTAAAGGTGCATGGAGGTGGCTGTCTGAATGCCGCCCGCCTTGGTAATCGTCTGGTAGTAAGACAAGTCAACCAGGAGGACATCGCCTTGGCTAGAAAAGCTGTTGGCATGCTGTGACACGAAGACTGGGCGTCCCAGCAAGGTGCCGTATGGCGAGACCTGGATGCCGCCGACATTCAAACCGTTCGGCAAATAGATCGGGTAGTTGCCAAGCGTGAGGGTAAAGAGTGCGGGCAGGACATCGTTGTTGATGATCCACACGGATTTGGCAAAGCTTCCGGGCGGTAGACGCGAGATCATCTTGGCCAGGTTCTGAGGCAGAAGGGTTTGTGTCGCCTGACCCGTCTCCTTGGCTACCGTTAAGGTTGCACCAGCGGTCAGCGCACCGATAGGGACCCCATTACCTGCACCAAAGAGGATAGATTCGTTCGTTTTCCAACGAATCGAGTCGGCAACCTTCTCGGGCAAGTAACTGGTCAGTGCGTTGGCGTCATCAAGCAACTCGTCAGTCGTGGGGACAAGCGCCATGAGCTTTTTCAAGCGCAGGGTTGAGAGTCCTAGGACAGGCTTAGTTGGAATGGCGGTGCTAGCCTCGCCCTGCCAGTAGGCACGAATGCCGTTTGTACCCCAAGGGGTAGTCTCATCACGCGGGAAAGCCATGCTGTTACCCGTGACCTCGACGTTATCCGTTAAGGGAAGCATGGAATCTTCTTGCAAGGAGAGCTTAAAGATCTGCTGCGAGAACTGAGGCGGGACCAAGAAGCCACCGTCTTGGCCTGCTGACTCATTGGCATAAGAGCCAGGCGCCGCAGCAGTGCGACCAATTAGCAAACGCTCATCAGGTGCTTTACCTGGTTTTTCGGCTTGGAATACGGCCTGCATAAACTCGCCAACTGTTCTAAAGCCATGCGCGGGATCTGCCTCACGGTTATCAGTGACGGTGATAAAAGAGGCCGCCTCTGCAGTGTCAGTCATAGCCATCGATGCCTCCTCGGCAATTAGCGAAGCCTCGCGATCGATAGCGCTTGATGCTGCCTCGATGCGGGACTTCAGTTCATCGAATGCGCTGACCTCGTCATCGGTCAGATCGCGGTTTTCAGATGCCGCCTGTTCGGTCAGGGCACGTGCCTCTTTGACCAAGGTGGCTTTGCGGGCCTGGAGCTCGCGAAGTTTCTTGCTCATTTCAAATCTCCATAAGTGAAAAAACCGCCAGGTGGCGGTTTGTTTGGGGTGACCTTTGGGTCGATTAACTAGAGCCCTTCGAGGCCCTCGTGATACTTATCTACTGGGCACTAGCAAGCGCAAGCAAGTTTCTCGCCTGCGCAAGCCGGTTTGCACCGGAGTTCTTTTTGGCGGCACGAGACATCTTCTTTAAAAGCTCATCAAATGTCATGACGCCATCCACCATACGTTGCTCGACTGCCATATCAGCACCGAGCACTCGTCCTTGGCCCATACCATCACGAACATCACTTAGCGACACGCCGCGCCCTTTGGCGACCGCCTTGGTAAATGCTGCGTAGTAGTCATCCACACGTCTTTGCATAAAACCGAGTGCCTCTTCATCGAGTGGAGCGTAAGGGTTGCCTTCAACCTTGTACTTGCCAGCGGAGATCAGAGTAGGTTTGACACCCTCAGCCGCAAAAGCCTCTGAATAATCAAAGTGCGCTTGCCATACGCCGATGGATCCGACTTCGCCTCCGGGCGTAACGTAAAACTCTGAGGCTGCACTACCCACCCAGTAAGCGGCAGACGCCGCCAGTGAATTAGCAAGTGCAACGACCGGCTTTTGGGACCGAGCGCGATAGATCTCATCAGCGAGTTCCGCAACCCCGTAGACACTGCCACCGGGGCTATCGATGTCGATCAAAATCTGACCGACCGACTCATCCGCAAGTGCCTGTCTTAGGGCAGAGGAAAACTTCTGCGTACTCGTTGATCCGGGGCCGGAGACATCATCGACCATGTTGCCACGCTGGGTCACAACACCGTAGAGCGGCAGTACGGCAATCCCGGAGCCTCCAACAGCAGACAAGGCTGCCTTTCGTTCAGTACGCAGATACCGATCAGAGTCGATCTTTGCTAGGGTATCTTCGGCCGGTGCGATACCAGCGGACCACCTGCCCATCACGGCAGCAAAGGCATTGAGTCGCTCGGGCATCATAGCCCACGGGGTCGCTAAGAATTCAGCGACGAGTAGCTGTCGGTTCATGGTTTTTTCCTAACTTGATCAACGATCGTGATAACTCTTGCTCGGTTAACGTCGCAAGCTGTATTTGTTGAGCCCATTGCTCTATTCGAGTCATTGGCAATGCAAATGCGTCGGATAGAAGCTCTTTTTCTTTGGCATCGAGTTGCTTGGACTTTGCAAGCCTTCGTGCCCAGCGATTAGCAGTGCTTTGAACCAGCGCATCAAGCCTTCCGATATCCGGCGCTTCTGCATCCTCCGACTCCGTATCCTTCGGCTCGTCGACATCCTGCGCCGCATGTTCTTCCACCATGTTGAGTGGGCGCAGCGGCTCATCCAGACCGTCGAGCGGGTTTAGGTTTTCAGCAACGCGTGCCTCATTGCGAGTGAGCCACCCGTTCTGAATGCCGCTCTGATAATAGGCTGATCGACTTGCAGCATCGCCTCGCATGAGATTGGCAAAGTTAAACTCCACCTCCAAGTCGTCCGACTCCAGGAGCAACTCAGAAGTAATCGATGCCTCCCAGCGTTCAGCCCACGGGGTCATTGTGTGCATCACAAACTCAAGAGATTGCTGCTCAATGTTTGAAAATGTCGCCCGATCTAGGTCGGCGATCATGTGTGGCGGAACCCGAAAGAGCCTGGCCACATCGGTCATCTGAAACTTACGAAGCTCTAGGAACTGGGCGTCCTTGTTGGTGACGCCCACCTCATGAAACTTCATCCCGTTTTCAAGCACCAGGACCTTGCCTCGGTTTCCCCCTGACTGAGCTGCCTGGTAGGAGTCACGAAAGACACGCTTGGCTTCAGCGTCCTTAAAAGAACCTGGAAACTCAATCCAGCCACCGGTGGGCTTTGCGTCATTTGCGAAGAACCTTGCGCCATAGTCTTGGGCCGCCAATGCCATCCCGAGGCTTTCTCGAGCAAGTTCAATGGGGCTCATACCCAGTAAGCCATCCGATGAGAGCCCTCGCAGATGCCAAACGTCTTCACGCGATAGGACCGACTCTTTGCCAAAACGGTCGGTCACCCGATAGCGGTAGTCTCCACTGGCAAGTAACTCAAGCTTGATTCGGTCGGGATGAATCGGTATGAGCTCGGCCACCTCACCGCGTGGATTCGTGATGATCTGGCAGTAAGCGTTACCACGCAGCGCCAGATGCCCTTGAAGCATCTCACGCCATTCGAACGGATTTTGATAACGATTTGGTCGCTTTACCAGAAGGCGATAGAGCCAGTGTTCGGTGTCCTTGTCTTTGCCACCGTCAGGTCTTCTGCGATAGACCACGATGGGTAAAGACGCCATGGTCTCGGCCAAAATCCGGACGCAGGCATAGACTGCCGCCAAGCGCATGGCACTGTCAGCCGATACACGAGCGCCGCTTGCCGTGCGGACCGAAACGGGCTCAAACCAAAAGTCACCATAGGCTGATCGGTCATCGCTAGACGCTTTGAATCGATCAAAAAAGTTAAGAAGTCCCATATTGATCAGAGCATCAGTAGTTCGTAATCGGAGCCAAGCACGAGGTTCTCCTCCTGCTTTATGGCGCGCGAAAGCGCCATGATCAGTGCCACGATCCCATCGATCTTGTTCTCTGCTCGCTCCTTACGGGGGTATATGTTGTCTTTAGCATCCAAATGGGCAACCACGTTACTTGCCATCCAAGCGAGCACCGGGTCACCATCGTGGACAAGCTTTCTCTGAAGGACTAAGGCCTCCAGCGTCTTCATTGGTTCGCTGAAATTTAGTACCGTGGGACGGACTTCCACCATAGGAAGACCTTCTGCCACCATTCTTGTGGAGAGTTGGGTAGCTTGGAATGGATCAAAGGCGACTGATTGAACGTCAAATCGACTGCATAAATCCAGCAGATCAGCTTCAATCCATCCGAAATCGATCACATTTCCTGGCGTAACCGTAAGACGTCCAGCTCGCATCCATCCAGAGTATTGGCTATTCGAAGATGAGTTGACGGTTTCTTCAGGAAGATAGTGCTTTGCAAAAGCGATAAACGTTCCCGGATTCTCCGGGTCACGGAATACGAGCGAGAGCGCTGCGATATCGACCTTACTTGCAAGATCAAGTCCAACCCAACAGGGTTGACCCAGAAACTGATCAAGTTCGAGAGCCTGATTTTGACAAGCGTCCCAAGCCCGCATATCCATCCACGCGGTATCGGCATTGACCCACTCATTGAGGTGCTTGGTCTTGAAATTATTTACAGCACTCGGTAGTTGCATCGCTTTGGCCTGCAATGGTCCAAGAACCTCCGCTCTTACCGAGACATTCCAATTGGGGTTTGCCTTGATTAGAGCCGCTTCACCCGTCCAGTCATCACCCTCGTCAAGCCCATAGATCACACCAAATTGCGACTCGTCCTCGACAACCCCATCGAGCATCTTGGTGACAAAGGTACGAACCTCATAACAAATGCCAGCCCGATTGCTTCCAGCGGTAGTAATGACCCAGAGCAAGGACTGAGCGCGCTTGCCGATGGACGTCTCAACCACATCGTAGACAACCCTCGTTTTGTGGGCATGGAGTTCGTCGACACATGCGAAGTGGGTATTAAGGCCATCTAGTGTCGAACCTTCGGCAGAAAGAGGCTCAAACTTACTTGCCGTCTTCATCACATAAATCGAGTGCGCGCCGGTCTCCACGCCAAACGCAGACCGTATGCCTGGGGTCATACGCACCATGTGCTGCGCATCACCAAACACAATCTTGGCTTGGTCCCGCGTCGTTGCAAAGCTATAAACCTCAGCCCCTCCTTCACCATCAGCGCATAACATATAGAGCGCCACGGCCGAAGAGAGAGCACTTTTACCGTTACCTCGTGGAACCTCCACATAGACCCGCCGGAATCGACGGCTGCCATCTGGCTTAATCCATCCAAAAACTGTAGTTAGCAGAAAGATCTGCCAAGGCTCAAGAACAATTCTCTCCCCAGCTTTCGGACCCTTAATATGGGGCAATAACTCAACGAACTTACAGATCTTTTCAGCCCGTGTTTGATCAAATCGATAGGCTGACCTCTTCTTTGAATACCTCTTTAGATCTGCAATCTGTCGCTCGCAAGCCGCCCTAACATATCGAGCTGCAGGGATTTCCCGATTTGTAACTTGCTTGGCGTAGTCTCTCGCGATCAGGCAGTAATCACGGGCCATCAGCGGCAAGTCTTGCCCAGGGGTCGTCGTGAACCAGCCCTTCGGCAACAACAATTCTTGATCGAGAGGCAGGCGTAAAACCCATCTCAGAGGCCGCTTTCACCATAATCTGGGCCTGTTTATTCATGTTTGCCATGAACGGATTCGTAATCGGATAGCCGGTCTTTGTCGTAATTACTTGGCCGGTGGTTGTAACCTTTGCTGATGCCTCACGATGATAGACATAGGCAGTCACCCAGACCTCTAATACTGAAAGATCAATCTTGCGAAGGACGCCTCGAGGCGCATTGTCTATTGCATAGCGCCAAACCGCCTTTTGCTCATCGCTGAAATGCGCTGGTGGGTCAAACAAATCGCCAGATGCAATGGGCTCATTAGGATTTGCCCTGTCTTTACGGTACGTGCCCTGAACGACTTTCAGCTGGGTAGGCTTCGGTTTACGGCCTGCTGCCATCATTTACTCCTAACCATTGGCGACAGACCTCCGTGGCGACGAAGGCTGTCATTTTGGGTGGGACACTCATCCCAACCATGTACTTTCCGATCTTGTCGGTCCTTGCTTGGTAGTCGTCTGGAAAGCTACCCAAGCGCTTGAACTCCCTGAAGGTCAGCTTTCTGCAGTAGTCCCAGTGATTGAACATGTCGTGTGTGGCGGTTAGCGTGAGTGAGGGTTCGTTGCGATCAAGCTTCTTGTGGTTCCAAAAGCCGTCCTTTCCAAAGAGCTGTCGATGGACCAGCCCATAATCCGCACCATTCGGTGTTCTAGGCCAATAGGTTAGATCGGTCTGATTCGGCGCGGTATCTTCCTGCTCCGCTGCAGTGAGACATTGGATGTCCGCCGTTGCGGCGCCTACAGACACCCATGGCGCGTTTGGACTGATGGTCAAGGGATGCTTGTAGAGATCCTCTCGGATTGCGCAAAAGAAAACGCGCTCGCGCCTTTGAGGCACTCCACAGTCAGCCGCATTGATTAAGAAAAGTTGAGGACGGTAGCCAAGGTCTCTAAACCTCTGCATGACGAGCTTTGTGTAACCCTTAGCGTTCCCAAGAATCATTCCCTTAACATTCTCAGCAATCGCAACCCTTGGCTTTAGCCGACTGACAAGATCGAGGTAGTCAAAGAATAGGTCGGATAAGACTTGAGTCGCTTGGCCCTCTCGAAAGTGTTTTTGCTTTCCCCAAGCCTCCTCGCGACTACCGGCCATACTAAAGGTCGAACACGGGGGCGATCCATCCAAGATATCAATTCCAAAGAGATCTGACGGCAGATCCGTTGTTAACAGATCTCGTATCGGGCAAAGGAAGTAGTGCTTTGGCGAAAGATTCAGCTTGTAGTGGAAAGCCATCTCGGGATCGATATCGTTTGCCGCCACTACATCGCAACCAGAAAGCTTGTAGCCCATTGACGATCCACCACCGCAGGCAAAGGTAGACATGACCCTTATGCCATTTGGCGGAATGGTCGCGAGATCATTTAACGACCAGGCATGTGGATTAGTCATCAAACTCAAAGCCGCATTTGGGGCACTTGTGTTCCATCTCGAACTCGTCTGGATTGACTTCTTTCGTAGTAGGCTTCTGGGTAGGCGGATTGAGCCCAAGCAGAGATTCGATCTCTAGAGGCGAGAATCCCGTGAGATCAAGATCCGTGACTGCACGAAGATCACTTAGCTCGCAGCGCAATAGTTCTTGGTCCCAGCCAGCATTCAAAGCCAGCTTGTTGTCCGCAAGAACATACATCCGCTTTTGTTCCTCGGTCCAACCCTGTGCAATGACAACGGGAACATCCTCAAGTCCGAGCTTTTTTGCGGCGAGTATCCGACCATGTCCCGCAATAATTTGTCCCTCGCTATCAACCAAGATCGGGACGGTCCAACCCCACTTCTGAATGCTTGCAGCGAGTTGGCTGATTTGCTCTTCCGAGTGAGTTCTCGCGTTTTTTGCGTAAGGCGACAGACGGTCAGTTGGCCATCTTTCAACCTGATCGGCTGGATTTTGTTTCATAAAATTTTTCCATCTGGAAGAAGTTGTAGGGCGGTCAGTGACCCCCCTTCAGAATTTTGACAATGCAAAAATTTGGCTTCGCGCACGGTTCCGTGTACCCCGCCACCAGAGATTGGATGCCCCTACCCGGGGAGCCCTGTCCCTGAGGGGTTTCCATAGCCGCCGTCTTGGCTCGCCGTCTTCGTGCTGTGGCAGGACGCACAGAGGGGCTGAAGGTTATCTAGCGCCCAAAAGAGAGTCGAATCGCCTTTGTGGGCAACGATATGGTCCACAATGGTTGCCGCTGTAATCCGACCGCGCTTCTCGCAAAGAACACAAAGTGGGCGCTGGTGCAGGATGATTCTGCGAAGCTTCTCCCAGCGACTGCCGTATCCCCGTTTTCGAGAAGACAAACGAAGACGCTCGGCTGCCCGTCTGCGGCTTTCCTGACTCAGCGCATGACGGACGCAATAGCCCGGGGCTTCAATCAGCGCTCCACAACCCGGGTAATTGCATAGGCACTTTGCGCGATAGGCGATATTTATCTCCCGCGTGTCTACGGCACAAAAATAAAAAAAGCCCGGATCATTTACATGAACCGAGCTTTGGACGAACTTCAGGCACTACTGAATTAAACGCAATTTTCCGCACGTTATGCGGAAGTGTCAAGCAACTTTCTCTGGTTCAACCATTCGGGCATCAATTAAACGATTGTCGATATCAAGCCATGCTTGATGAAGTAATGATTTCAATACCTTCACGATCTTCGCATTGTGTGTGCCAACAGTATCCCGATTGAGACCACAACGTTTTGCGATATGACCGAGCTCAAGATCTTCACCAAAGAACCTCTTTGTTAAAGCAACTCTTACATTCATGTAATGACCACATAGTTGATGATCGATATGCAGATGATTGGAAATAAGACTCAGCGCCGATGACCACTCAGGATTAGCAACGCTGCCTGAGCAGCAAGGCGACTTGCAATCGCAAGGCCGCTCTCTAGGCGCAACATCGGCGATCAGCATGGCTTCACCAATCAGCCCTATCGCAGCGATCTCGGCACGGATCATCCCCGCTTGAGCGGCGCCCTCATATCCTCCAAGAGAGAGGCTCGATTGGGTTCGAGAACTCGCCATTCGATGCCAAGACGGTCTTTGAAACGTCAGTGAGGAGTGCCTGAGGGCAAAACGAACAGCATCATTAGAACTCGCAAACAGGTATTCGGTACCCTCTGGTCGAATTGATTCTCGGATCACACCACCACCTCCTTTGAGTCTTGGATTGCCTTGAGTAAGGCTTGTTGCATATCTCCCTTAGAGGCAAGCACCTCCAAGATGTATTCGTCGATAGTCCCCTTTGCAACGAGGTGATGAACGATCACATCGCGCGCTTGGCCACTACGGTGTAGCCTTGCATTGGCCTGTTCATAGAGATCAAGGCTAAAGGGGAGCCCAAACCACACAATCACGTTGCCACCAAGCTGCAGGCCGTCTACCCCGTGCCCACCAGCAGAGGGATGCATCAGCATCAGGTCTATCTCGCCCGCCTGCCAACGATCTAAGCTCTCTTGGCCATTAAAGACCTCAACGCGGTACGAAGAGAAGCGTTGCTGGATTCGAGTCTGGTCGTGTCGATAGGCTGTAAAACAAAGAACCGGCTCGCCCTGCTCAAGAATCTCATCTAGCGCGACCAGCTTTGCGCTATGGATCTCCTCAGTATTTCCGAGATCGTCATACACCGCCCCATTTGCCATCTGGCCAAGTTTTCCAGCCAATACCGCCGGGTTCGCAGCCGTGACCTGACCGCTCACGAGTTCCCGCTTTAACTCCTCGTAACGATCAAGATCAAACTCAACTTCAACTTTATTGTCTAGACGTCCAGTCAGAGTCAGCCCGCTATCGATGTGGAGCATCACATCGGCTACAAGCCCATAGATCTCTTCTGGCGCTCCGGGGCGTGGCTTCCAGCTATAAATAATCTGACTACTACGTTTGTCCGGTAAGAAATACTTCTCACGAAACCCCGTGACGCCACTTCCGAGTCGCTCTCCCTTATCAAGAATGCTTATTTGCGGCCAGAGCTCCAGAAGCGAATTGGGGCTTGGGGTACCTGTTAGCAGGTAAAGACGTCTAATCTGGTTTCGAATCTTTTTAAGAGACTGCCAAGACTCACTGTTTCGATTTTTAAACCCACGGTTCTCGTCAATCACCACGCAGTCATAAGGCCAGGCGGAGCCGTAGCGGTCGACGAGCCATGGGAAGTTCTCTCGGTTAATCACATAAATGTCGGCGGGCTGCTCCAATGCCCTTTCACGCTCGATCCGGCCCCCCAACACACGTACCACGCGCAAGTCTTTTGTTTGATCCCACTTATTGGCCTCGGTGTGCCAAACGAGCTCGGCAACACGCTTGGGCGCAACCACCAAAGTTTTGGAGATCTCAAAGCAGTTGTAGGTGAGCTCCTCAATGGCAGACAACATGATGGCCGTCTTGCCTGCGCCCATGCGCAGAGCCAACAATTGATAGGAGTTTGCCAATACCCGCTCAATCGCAGAGCGCTGATAAGGCCTAGGCGAAAAGTTCATCAAGACCCTCCACAGAATCAATAACCAAGACACGTGCCCCGAGAGTCCGCAGCATTTCTATGGTTCGTTGCTGAATGAGGCTTGGCTTTTTCCCAGGGGCCTTTAACTCGACAAATGTGATCTTTCCCCCCGGTAGGATCACAATCCGATCAGGGACCCCAGCCATTGAGGGGGCGGTCCATTTAATGGCGGTTCCACCTGCAAGCTTTGCTTTCGAAATGAGTTGTTTCTCCAAGCTACGCTCCAGCATGTGCAACCCCCATTCGGTGACAAGGTGACAAGGTGACGAGTGTTTTGGTTGCTACAGTAGGGAACATATGTTTTTGACTAAAAAAGCCCAATATTGGCTCCTCCTCGCATGTGAAGCACCATAAAAAACTTGTCACCTTGTCACCGATACACATGAAACCCGCTTTCACATTGGCTTTGGGCTGGTGACAAGTTGGGTGACAAGTTCGGTGACAAGTTAGGGCTCGTCACCATCGTTGTAAGGGTTCCTTTCGAAATCGGTGACAAGTTGCCCCCGAAAAGGTGACAAGTTGGGTGACAAGTTGGCTTCCCCATCACCCTAGGAATTCGAATTCCGACACCTGGCTCAATGCGGCCAGTGCACTTGCCTCATCCATCTGCAATCCTTCCTTGATCCAGATGCGGCAGGCTTGGCCCTTCCATTTTTTTCGGCCGAGGTAACGAAACCGCAAGCGTGTCAGCATGTGATGAAGCCGGGTTGTTGATAACCCATCGTGCCCGCGAACTGAAAGGGCCCGAGATAGATGCGCAGACGAGATCACCTGGCTAGTTACCCCCTCAACGCCTGTCTCGAGCAGATCTTCAATGGCATGCTCAAGATCCGACTTGGACATCTCAATCACCGTTTTCTTTATTTCCGTGTGGGGTGCGCGCCCATTAGGGTCAAACTCCGGATGCGGCGCAACCTCCAGTAACCATTTACGAATTGCGCCGGGGCAGTCCTCAAGCGCCTGAAAAAGGCTCGCAAAGTAGCCCTGTTCCGATAGATACTGCGCCCTTGCGGCGGTCAGGCTGGATGACAAAAACATATACCGACGGTCTTCTTCATCGACCGGTGCGCCGTCAAGATAGTTGGATGTAATGATGTAGTTCGTGTGATTCGGTGCGGTGTAAGAAGCCTTGCCCTTCGGGTGGACTTCAATAACTGAGTTTGTTATCACCGGCTTGACGCGATTCATGATGTCGAAGCGATTGTGGCCGTGCTGCTTCATCTCCTCGATGACGGTCAACGCAGTACCCACTGCCCAGTCTGTGAAGTTCGACTCAAGTGTTGAGCCATTCACGACTCGGACGTTTTGCCCGCCCATCGCCACAGCCGCAAGCTCAGCGAAAAAAGTCTTCCCGTCGCCGGGCACACCATGCAGATAAGGTGCCCATCGAATCTTGACCCCGGGGTGCTGAACATTGTGAGCAAGCCACGACAGCAAAAGATCTCGCTCCCGATCATCGGATAGATAGACCTTGAGATGCTTTTTAACAAGATCAATTGCCACAAGGTCATCGGGACTAAATTGCGCGGGAATCTCAGGTACGGACTCTGGGCGGTAGAGGTTGGCCCAGCGTAAGCCGAACATCTCAAAGACTGGACCTGCGCTGGGCATATAACCCTTGTGATGAGCAACGGGCATCCCCCATTGTTCGAGCGCATACTGATCCGCCCATTCGCGATTACCGGCCTGATTCAGGGGCATCTGACGATTGAACATCGCACGGAACCCTCGCGGCGTTACGTCTTGCTTACTAACAAGATTGAAGAACTTGTCACTGTCGGTGACATAGATCCAGTCTTGTGCCCACTTGGGCATGCTGCGATTACCGAGAATGATCGGCGGTTTTAACCAGTCGCGAACCGTTGCAATCGGAAGCTTGACCCCGAGCTCTTTAGCCTTTGCTTGAATTGCGGCCCCAAGCACCTCCCGATCGATGTCAGTCAGAATTTCTGCCTTTGCAACCCGTGGGGCCAGCCGGTCTTGCAAGTCTGAAGGATCGGTTATTGCTGCAATGTCAGCCTTTAACCCATTCACGAGGTCATTGCGCTTCTGCTTCTCAATTTGATTTTTTGTGTCACGCGCAAGCGCAATGAGGGATGCCAGTGTCTTTGTGGCCTTACCCTTCGGTGCCGTCTGTTTTATGGATTGCCACTTCTTCCAGCCGTATTCTCGGCCGCCGTATTTAGACGAGTCACGAAAGATCTCGTCCCATAGTTCAAATGCCTCAATGGCACCGCTGAACTGGTGGTGTAAGCAAAGGGCAACCCCAAACCAATCTTCGTAATGGCACTCCGTGTCGATGTAAGGGACGATTTCGGCACGGATTCGCTCTAGCGACCAGTCAGCAAGCGGCGCTTTGAAGAGGGCGAAATCCCCTTGCCCTGCTGGCAATGTGAGCAATTGACTCGCACTACTTGGTCCCCAAACCTTATCAAGCAGCCAGCCGAGAGGCTGGATTGCGGCAGGCAGTTTTGCATGACCGTTGACCGAGTGCCCAGTGATAGTGAAGTAGCGTCCGTCTTCGTAGAGCTCAAGGCCAACCTCTTTCTTCGTGCGGCTGCCTTTGAGGTCGGTCTTTGTGAAAATTTTGATGCCTGTACCCGTTGGCGAGACCTCGGCATAGCCTTCCACTCGCTCAAGAATCTCGACTGCAAAATTGGATAACGCTCCTGTGGCGGGGTCTCTGCAGTCATCGATATCGATTCCGTTTAACCCATCGATAAGAATGAGGCCGACTCCATCAAATCCACCTTTGTTATACGCGGCCAATGCGCGGCTATATGTAGTCCAAGTCTTCGGGTTGTCCGACGCAGCCTTGGTCCCTCGCTCGGTGTAGGGCACCTTGGTCCATGTAATCTCGCCGTTTGCTTTTTCTCTTGGCTCAAGACGCCACAAGACCCAATGGTCGCGGCTTTGCAATTCCGCAGGGATGCCTTGAGGCTGGACCGGCAAAATGGCCGGTGGTTGATGCTGGGGAGCCATAAACCCCCCGTTACTGCGCGTTGGTTTCGATCAAGCGCTGAGCATCGGCCGCGGCGTGAGCGGCCCTGATACTCTCGCTGATATCAAGAAGTGCCTTTCGGACGCCATTTAAGGAGTCCGAGACCACCAGAGCGGCCACGACTTCCGGTTTAAGGGATACGGTCTCTGCATCGGAGACTAGGTCTTTGAAGTACTCGGCTCGTTGAATCGACATCTGCGATCCTTAATGAAAATAGTCACCAGAACCGCTGGTGCCGGTATTCAAGAAATGCCGATGCGCCTATCGCAGGGCCGACCAGTCCAGATCTGACCGAAATAGCTCCGGTCCGTAGGCCTTGCCCTGATCCTTTGCCAGCCGCACTAAGCCGGGAACCCGCTCCACTGGCACCCGACCACTTTTGATCCACTGACTGACGGCCTGGGGCCTTACGCCTAGGCGCTTGCCGACCGAAGTCGGACCGCCAAGGTGCTCAAGAAGCTCTTTTAAGGTGGGGGGCTGTGAAAACATCTTTGGGTAGGGTAAGCTTTTAACGCTTTGCACATTCGTTGAAGTTCCGAAAGCATAAGAGCGTTGTACAAAAAAAACAAGTTGATTGCAATCCTGTATACAGTAATGTAAGGTACGCTTACAAAGTGACCCAAAAGAGGACTTTATGCAGGATTCACCACAAAGCAAGTTGCGTTACGCAAGATCACTAACCGGCTTATCCCAGGAGAAGTTTGCCGCCGCACTTGAGCTCTCCCGAAGCACAATTGCCCAGTGGGAGGCGGAGGGCGACGTGAAATTCAAGACATCACCCTCTAGGGACAATCTCATCGCAGTCGCTCGGCTAGCAAAGATTCCGCTCTTCTTTTTCGAGAATGATGATGTACCCATTCCGCGAGATGATGCGGGAATCGAAATTAGAGACGAAATCCATCTTTACGGCCTCTGGAGACAGTACAAAGAACAGTTCGGAGATAAGCCGAGTACCGCTTCACGCCCCCAGCAGAATCGCAGCGCCACCGACAACTTTTTAGACGCCGTGCGACTCGAAGTTTTGCCTGAAAAGCCCGATTTATCAACGTTTGGCGCCTACGGTATCGATGTAGGCGGCGTCATGCTCAAGGCGACATACATCGATGACGAAAAGGTGATTTACCTACTCGCATACGATTGGTCCGGCCGCTCGATAAAAGGGTTTTACGAGACTGTCGGCTACCTATCGGTGATCGGAGCCTACTACCCAAAACTCGAACGCTACATCGCCGTTTACATGCGCGAGACAGACACAGAAACGTCTGCAGAGCGAGACAAGAACCGTAAGCGGTTAGTCGCTGGAATGGAGCGCATTGGCATCAAGTTGGTCACCGTCACCCGCCCCAGCGAACTGGCAAAAATCATCCTTGAGGAGGAGCTACCCTTCTAACCCAGTCCACAAGCCAAAGATTTTTTTAGGCCCGCCATTGGCGGGCTTTTTCATGCAAAAAGGGGCGCTTAACCCCGTCAGATGCGGACCGATTGAGGTATTGCATCTGTACGCACAGAGATGTACAGTACTGCTTACAAACTGTTCAATCTCTGGAGCCCAAAAATGCTTGAAATCACCTTCAAACCCCGAACCCCTGAGCAAATTAACGCCATTACGGCGATCCTACCCAGCCTCGTTCCCTACCTTGGCGATTCCGCTGACCAAGCCAAGCCTGTAGAGGCGGCTAAAAAGCCCCGCGCACCAAGGTCCACAAGCCAACCATCACGTAGCGAGCCTTCTACCGAGGTGTCAATCGTTGAGGTCCGCTCGCGACTCGCAGAAATCGCCAAGTCTGGCAAGACTGAAGCCGTCAAGGCGCTACTTCGAGACTTCGGCGCCGAGAAGCTCACCGATGTCGCAGCTGAGCGCTATGCCGAACTATTGGCCGCAGCTGAGGTGCTGTGATGCAGCCCGCCCTGTCAGCCTATAACGAGGAATCTGAACCCTGGCGCCTCGACCGCCTCGCGAAAGCCCACGCCTATGCCAAAGGCGTTATGAGCAACGATGCCAATTGCCCGAGTCTCGATGAGTTGGTCCATGCGCTACACGATCACAAGGGATTCATCCTTGTTACGTGGCGAGTTAGGCCAACAAAAGCCCTTAAAAACGCTTACGTGCGCGCTTGGGAAGCCTTGGGGGAAATATCTGACTATGTGACGCACAGAGTCAATCTGAAACTCGGCGCAAACATCGATGCGTTTGACGACTGGCTTATTGAAGATGCAAAGGTCTGAAATGGAGCTAGTTCCTCGCCCCCATGCCCTGCTTTCAGCATCTGGAAGTGCCAAGTGGTTAGTCTGCACCCCTAGCGCGCGTGAAGAATCAAAGCATCCGAATAAGGCCTCGGCGTTTTCGCGTGAAGGTGAATTCGCCCACGCGATCTTTCAGCAAGAAATGGAAGCGTATCTGGGTCTACCCATCACTCCGGCGCCCGAAGATCTAAAAGAATTTGACTCCGCCGAGCTTCGGGCCCACGTAGGTGAAGCCGTTGGTCACGCGGTTCAACTGATCGATGAGGCTAGAGCCTTGGATGCATCGGCAATGGCTGTGGTCGAGCATCGGGTGGATTTCAGTCCTTGGGTCCCCCACGGATACGGCACGGCCGACCTGATCATCATTTCCGATGGCCGCATTTATGTGGTGGATCTCAAATACGGCAAAGGCGTATTTATTCCGGCAAAGAACAACTCACAGCTTCGTCTTTACGGTGTGGGCGCACTGAACGACTTTGGCGCCGTTTACAACATCGATGAGGTGTCGCTACACATTCTGCAGCCAAGGCTTGAGAACTATGCAAGCGAAAGCCTCACGAGTACAGAGTTGCTCTCATGGGCAGAGCAGACCGTTAAACCTAAAGCTCTACTTGCATGGAGCGGTGAAGGTGACTTTGTACCTGGCGAGCACTGCACCGAGTCTTTCTGTCGCGCCCGCCTGCATTGCGAGGCAAGGAAGCAACAGGCGTTAGCACTGATGCAGTCAGAGTTCTTGCCTGCACCACCGGAGTTACTAAACAGCGATCAAAAACAACTTGTTCTCCAGCATGGCCCGGCCGTTATCAAGTGGATACAAGAAGTCATCAATCACCTTGAGCAGCTTGCATTAAATGGCACACCCATCCCGGGACACAAGCTTGTGCTCGGGCGGGGTATGCGTAAGTTCACCGATATCACCGCGATCAGTACCCGCCTTAGAGAAGCTGGTATCCCCGAAGACCAATTCATAGAGAAATCCCTCTTGAGCCTTACCGCACTTGAAAAGGCTCTGGGGAAAAAGAAATTTGCTGAGCTACTTGATGAATTTATCGTCAAGCACCCCGGCAAACCAACGCTCGTGCCGGAGAGCGATAACCGTCCGGTCTATCTACCCGTTGCGCAGTCACTGGCAGCGGAATTTTCTGAACCTTCTCACTTTATGGAGATCTGAAATGACTGAAAACTTCAACACCAAAGCGGTACTTGGCAGCCAGCCTAATCAGCCGGTGCGGTTCAACCATGCCCATGTTCTTAAACCACGTGTCAACGACAACAATGGAAAATCCGAGTACTCGGTCCAGGTTCTAATCCCCAAGACCAATACTGCAGATGTAAAAGCCATCAAAGAGGCAATTGCCGCAGCTCAGGCAAAAACCTTCAAGGCAAAAGGAAAACCTGTTCCACCAAACGCCTGGTACCCACTGCGCGATGGCGACACAGACACCAAACAGGATGGTTCGGCATTTGGACCTGAGGCCAAGGGTTGTTATCTACTGACCGCAAAGATTGACTCCGAATGGGGAAAACCAAATGTGGTCGACGAAAGACTCCAGCCAATTGAAGATCCAGCAGGTTTGATCTCAGGCGACTGGGGCGCGGTCTCCGTAAATCTCTACGGGTACACAACGGGTAGTGGAGGTGTTGGTGTTGGTCTACTCAACATTCAGAAACTGCGTTCCGGTGAGCCTCTAAAGAGCCGTTACAGCAGGCCTGAAGATGATTTCACTGCCGTTGAGCCCGACTTTCTTGCGGCCTAAGCAATGTACCGCTGTCATGACCCAAGCACCTCTCGGGAAGCGGCGTTGTCAGTCAACGCACTTCATCTTGAGGGCTTGGTTTATGAATGGCTGTCAAACCAAGGATTACGGGGTGGCACATCGGAAGAAATCGGCCGCGCATTGGGTTTGCCTCGCGACACGATCTCCCCACGTATTGCTCCGCTTCGCAGAAAGGGGCTAGTTCATGACTCCTTAAGCCGCCGCCAAGGGCACTCCGGACGTAACCAGATTGTCTGGGTTGCCCAAGACCTCTCGTTTCTTAACTAGCCAGTCATGCCGGTACTCCACGTCGACATCGAAACCTTTTGTAGCACTGACCTGCGTGATTGCGGGGTGCATCGCTACGCCGAAAGTAGCGATTTCGAGTGCATTCTCATTGGCGTTGCCATCGATGATGATGAGGTACAGGTAATCGATCTACTTCAGGGCGAGGAGCTTCCACGAGACATTGAAGATGCGCTATTCAACCCGAGGTTTGAAAAACATGCCTTTAATGCCGCTTTTGAAATTACCTGCTTAAGCCGCCATTTCGGAAAACGTCTAGATCCAAGTCAGTGGCATTGCACCAGCGCACACGCCTTATACCTCGGGCTTCCGAATAACCTAAAAGATGTTGGGCAGGTTGCGGGGATTCAGACCAGTGAGCAAAAGCTCTCCTCCGGTCTTGGCCTAATCCGACGCTTCTGCATGCCCTGCAAGCCGAGTAAGGCTAATGGCTCTAGGACTAGAAACCTCCCGCATCACGCGCCAGACGCCTGGGAGGAATTCAAGCTTTATTGTCGAAATGACGTCCAAGCAGAGCGCGCAATTGGTAAGAAACTCTCCTTGCTCCCAATGCCTGAGGCAGAGCGCAAACTCTGGGTACTTGACCAGTCGATAAATACCACCGGAATCCGAGTGGACCGACAGTTGGTTGAGCATGCGATTGATTTCGATGATAGCCATCGACTTGCACTTCTGGCAGAGGCGACAAGTATCACCGGACTTGATAACCCCAATAGCCGCAACCAATTACTTTCTTGGCTTCGGGCCGAAGATGAAAATCCAAATATCACTGAACTAACAAAAAAGTCTGTTCCTGTCCTACTTGCTCAGACAGACAACGAGCGAGTTCGTCGAGCACTTCAACTGCGTCAAGAGCTTGCAAAGACCTCAGTATCTAAGTACCACGCCATGGCCCGAGCTATTTGCGCAGATGACTGCCTTCGGGGCCTAACGCAATACTACGGCGCAAGTCGAACCGGCCGATGGGCTGGACGACTTGTGCAGGTTCAAAATCTCCCGCAAAACAAGCTGAAAGATTTGCCGCTTGCAAGAGATCTTCTGCGAGGCGGTGAATACGAAATACTCTCTCTGGTCTTTGGCAACGTGCCAGACACACTGTCACAGTTGATACGCACGGCTTTCGTCCCTCGTGATGGCCACACTTTTTTAGTTGTCGATTTCAATGCAATTGAGGCAAGAGTTCTCTCTTGGCTATCGGCAAGCGCATGGCGGCTAGAGGTGTTTCGAACACATGGGCGAATCTATGAAGCAAGCGCTGAGAAGATGTTTGGCTTGGCCCCCGGTAGCGTCACAAAGGCGTCCCCCTATCGCAACAAGGGCAAGGTTGCTGAACTGGCGCTTGGCTATGGCGGCGGCGCTGGGGCACTGAAAGCCATGGGCGCAATCGAGATGGGGCTACAAGAGTCCGAGCTAGAGGGGATCAAGAACGTCTGGCGCGAGACCAATGCAGAGATTGTTTCTTTCTGGCGCTCTTGTGATCGAGCTGCAGTATTGGCCGTTGCAGACAAGACTAAAGTCTCACTGCCAGTCGCAATGGCGCAAGCAACGATCACCTTCTCTTACGAGAAAGGGTTCCTGTTCATTGAACTTCCAAGCGGCCGACGACTAGCCTACGTAAAGCCAAGAATTGAGCAAGAAGACCTCTATGTCACGGACTCAAATGGAGGCTCGGATGTTCTTGCCAAGGCGGGTGCGCTGACCTACGAAGGGATTGATCAGAAATCCCGCCAGTGGCGCCGAATCCCCACTTGGTCTGGACGGATTGTCGAAAACATTACACAGGCGATTGCCAGAGATTGCCTCCGCGAGTCCTTGTTTGCGCTCGATGACGCGGGCTTCAAGATTCTCACAACCGTTCATGATGAGGTCATCCTTGAGATTCCCGTTGCGGGATCACTGAACCTTGAACGAGCTGAAGCTTTGATGAGTGCGCCCATTCGCTGGGCACCGGGCCTACCCATGCGAGCCGATGGATTCGAGACACCCTACTACCAGAAAGATGTCGACTGATGGATCAGGGTGGGATCAAACACGATCAAGGCAAGCCACGCATGGAGTTGCTGGACTCGCAGGCCATTAGCGAGCTCGCCAAGGTCTTAACCTTTGGCGCTCAGAAGTATGAAGCTCACAACTGGCGGCGTGGATTGAAAAAGACCCGCCTAATCGCGGCGGCCCTCCGGCACCTGTTTGCCTACTTAGGGGGCGAAGACAAGGACCCCGAAACTGGACTCTCCCATGCAGCCCACGCGATGTGCTGCTGCATGTTCATTCTGGGCCTCGAGCATCGCGAAGACTTGGACGATCGCTTCCGGGAGACCGGATGAGCGAACTTCACAATGCGGAGTTTCTGACCCCACAGGAGCTCTCCCAGATTACTGGTTACAAATTAACCAGTTCCCAGCGCCAGTGGCTGGACCGCAATGGCTGGGTCTATGTCCTGAATGCCTCTGGGAGGCCCGTGGTGAGCCGCTGGTATGCCCGATTAAAGCTTTCCGGGGTAACCCCCACCGAAAACGGCTTGCAGGCGTCTTGGCGCCCGGATTTTAGCGGCATAAATTAGGGCTATGGGACGCCCACGCACCTCCAATCGAGACCTTCCGCCCCGCATGGTGAGGCGCCGTCGACCCCTGAAATCCGGCAAGGTCTGGGAGGCGTTTTATTACTGCGGGCGAGACGAGAACGGGAAACGACTCGAGATTCCGCTCGGCCAAGACCTAGGCGCCGCCAAGCGCCGCTGGGCCGAATTGGAGTGCACCGTAATCCCGGCTAGCCGAGACGTGATGAGCCCTATCTTTGACCGTTATATCAAGGAGATCATCCCAACCAAGGCTCCCCGAACCCAAAAAGACAATTTCTTGTGCCTGAAATTCTTGCGGCTCGTTTTTGATAAAGCGCCGATTGAGAAGATCACTCCACAACACATCGCACAGTATCGTGACCAACGAGGTAAGAAGGCACCGGTAAGGGCAAATCGGGAGATCTCACTTTTCTCCCACATTTGGAACATAGCGAGAGAATGGGGTCTGACTGACAAAGAAAACCCAGTCCGAGGTGTGAGAAAGAACAAAGAAAAGCCGCGGGACTTTTATGCTGATGATGAAGTTTGGTCTGCGGTCTACTCCGTCGCATGCCAAGAGCTCAAGGACGCAATGGATCTCGCCTATCTCACAGGCCAGCGGCCCGCAGATGTACTCAAGATGCGCCTTACAGATATCAAGGATGGGGCGTTAGAGGTGAAACAAAACAAGACAGGCAAGCGGTTACGAATCCTCCTGCAGTCAGAGGACGGAACCCCCACTCGCCTAGGCGAACTAGTTGATCGGGTCCGAAATCAAAAGCGAAAGGTATCTACGCTCTTCTTAGTCACCACCCCAGCTGGAGTTTGTCTTAACCATGGAACGTTGAGGCTGCGATTCGATAAAGCTCGGGAGACTGCGATCAAGACAAACGCGGGAAATCCGGAGTTAGTCGCCCGGGTAAAGGAGTTTCAGTTCCGGGACATCCGACCCAAGGCGGCCAGTGAAACTGATCTGGCCCATGCCAGCAAGCTCCTTGGGCATACCCGAAGCCAGATCACCGAGACCGTCTACCGCCGCGTTGGGGAGGTTGTAAGACCAACGCGATAGTCCTGCCACACGAATCGACAGTCCCGATTTATGATTACTAGGTATAGCAAATCAACAGGGGCAATATGTCGACTCAAGCTCAACGTAGGTGGGGGATTCTCGCGCTCGCAGTCGCGATGCTTGTCGTCTGCAACTCGTACGGCGCATATCTTTTATTGCATGCCCTTGTGCAATTGCCGCCGTATATCGGAAACGTCCTCATTTTGTCTCCAATACTGGGATCATTTGAGAATGCAGGAAAAGGGAATGTATTTTTCCCACCACGCGCTGATCGTCTTATGCGTTTAGTGCGAGAAGCAAAGTTTCCCGTACCATTTTCAGCAGAAATCCACGTAGGAAGTGAAGATTGGCAAAGCCCGGAGGCTATCGTCCAAGAATTCGGATCTGCTTTGAACTGCCCAGTGCATATTGCGCTCGGTCGGGGTCACATGCTCGGAGAAGACTATGTCGGCCCAGTACTAGATCGATGGTTGAGCCACACGCTAGCACCTTAGATCTAGCGACAATCCGATTTTTTAATAGAGAAACTATAGATCGGTCGGTTGTTGGAATCAATGTAGTAAAAATCAAAGGAAAGTAGCCGTAGAGCATCTCTGAACCCTTGGTTCGAACAATACTGCCGTAGGGCTTCATCTTTGGACTGCTTCTGTATATCTCTCGGGAGAGCGCCGGGGTTTGAGATGGTATGCACGTACTGAAAAAACACCTTACTACCGTCCTCCACGCACGATGTCGCCTTGAGAACGGTCAAGTGATCGATGCGTCTAGGGAGCTCCCTATTCATTTGCCGCGACATATCCAAACAAATCTTGAGCTGAGACGCAGTGCTAGGACCGGCACAAAGCATTAAAGAAGAAGCGATTGCTCCTACTAACAAAATTCGGGGGTGCCTCCCTCCCTCTAGATCTCTAGGCATCCAAGAAACTCTCGGCCTCAAAGACCATCGACTGAATCAATGGGCTATTGTGAGTTCTAAACTCGTATGGTGACTTCTCCATACTTTCATAAAGCCCTTGAGATAGTGTTCTAACCTGTTGCCAGTCCCAATCCATTCCATCTTTGGCTGCCGCATATGCGGCCACAGCAACAAGAAATTTTATTGCGTCATTTTTTTGCGACTTAACTGATCGCTCAAAGTAATCAGAAAAATTTGAGTGTAGGCGCAGAAAGTACGCTGCCCCTGTCCGGATATGCTCAGTGGGAAGCCCATAATCATCTGGGTCCGACAAGCTCAGAGCCTCACCAAGAGAGTGAAAAGGCCTCGAAGATTGTGCAGCCTCCGTGATGATCCCACTTACTTTCCAAAGCTCAAAAATTCCCATAATGCGCCCTCCTCAACACCGCGACTTAAGATGGTTTCGGCACAGGAGTTACCTCAGCGTACCCTCCAGCGCTGCAGATACACAATGATCGCCGCCTGCTGCTTCTCTGTTAATTTAGTCGAGAACTCTCTTGAGCATAATACATCTTCAAAGTAAGCTCGGTGCAGAGCATTAGCCGCTTCGCGCTCAGATTTTGCACTTTGTAGTTGACGCACCTTCTGTATTAAGCGTCGCCTGAGATCTCTCCCCTCTGGTGTAGTCCGAAGCTCTGCCAAGTCCGACGCAACCGCATCGGCAATCGGCAATCCGTTTGCATCCAACTTTTTCTTCTTTACTGATACTTGCACACTCATTGTCCGTTACCTAAACAAGAATGGGCCTAACGGAACCGTCACAGGCGAAACAGATGAGCTAAACGACTTCAGCAAAGTAACGTGGTGGGACGGCTAGCGCATTTTCTTTGGCTGCCCTAGCCAACCTCTGCATTGGATCCGCTTCCCCCCGAAAAGGCAGCATGTCATCCCTCCAAGAATGTTCAGACAACTCGTTGTCATTCACGGTGACACACCGCAAAATATGGAGCCCAGGAACTTCTTCGACCCGCAAAGTTCTCGGGTTCGCATGGGGCACTTTCGCCTCAAGTGCGAGGAAAAGAAAATATCTTCCGGAGGGTGTTAGATACTTGAACCGAAACACAAACTGGCTTGACCCAAAGAACCCTCTCTTCATGGGATAGGGGCTCATCAGATCAAGGAGGTAGATCGAGCCATTATTCTCGCTTACGATCTTGAGACTTTTTTCCTCGATATCACCGCACCACGCGGGAACCTCTTGGTGATCAAATATTTCAGCAATTTTCATGGGTGCATTTGATTTCTAGCTTAGTGACCCGATCGCGTAGCTAGGAAGGCCGCTTCGGTATGTTGTACTTTTTCATGAATACGCCCCGTTCCGCCTCGGTTCCATAAAATCCGAACCCTGTTAGGCAGGCCGTTATACGCCTTGACTCCAAGCGAGGGATCTCACAACGAAAAACGCCACTGCCTCTTGGGCTGGCACTTCCCGAACAAGTATAGATCTCCGAGTAATGCTTATCGTCCCAACTACAATTGCTTCCTTTTTTTAATGGCAATCCGATTTCAACTCCGTGAATTGGGAAATCGTTCCTATTTGTTATCTCCAAACTCAGATGGTGGCCGTAATCAAACGATTTATAGCCATAAGTATTCGTCCCAGTTTGAACAACTCTTAATGCGTTGAGTTGAATATTTGAGATCAACTGGTTGAGTGCCGGTCGGTACATCCCCAGAGAACTGTATAGCGCAACCCCAGGGGGGTCGTACTTTGTTGCAGGTGTTTTGTCGGGAAACTTCTGACTGCATGCATGTATAACCGCATTCGCCGCTTGATCAGACTTTGCATTCTTGATTCCATCAAGCACACAATCCTCATAGTTCTTGGGACCAAATAAATTCCAAGAATGCGCAGATGATGGATAGACCACATAAAGCGCCAAGGGCAACAGTACGAAAAGTCTAGAACGAGACACCGACACGTGCTTTCCTCCTGCTCGATTTGGCGGAAGCGGTGAGATTCGAACTCACGGAGGGGTTGCCCCCTCGCTGGTTTTCAAGACCAGTCCATTAAACCGCTCTGGCACGCTTCCGTTGAACTGCTCAATCTTACGAGTTGCGGAAATCATTTCCACAACATTGCGGAAATGATCTCGAAAAAGCATTTTAAATCAATCGGTTAGGTGACCCATGCAGCGGTTTTCAAGACCGGTGCATTCAACCGCTCTGCCACGCTTCCGTTGGAAGAAAACCATTTTAATTCAGATGGTTGGGGCAGGTAAGAATCAAACTCGGCAAAGCGTTTACGGCCCATGTTCACCACACGTGCACCGGAGGTGGCCGCTGTGGCAAGTATCAAACAACGTGCAGGTAAATGGCAGGCTCGGGTTCACAGGGGGGGTGTTACACGGTCTAAGACGTTCTTGCTTAAGGTGGACGCCGTTCGTTGGGCTCGAGAGCAGGATATTGAACTGGATCGGCTCAGCGCCGGGTTGCCGGCAACAGGAAGTGAGGGGTTTAACTGCCCAACGCTTGGGGCATTAATCACCCGCTACAAGGCAGAGGTCACCCCTGAGAAAAAGGGTGCAAAACAAGAACGATACAAGCTCGATGGATTTTTAAGGCACAAGCTTGCAGCCGCCAAGGCCGATGCGATTAAGAGCACCGATATCGCTGCCTATCGGGACGAGCGCCTGGAGGCACTGGCTGGAAATACTGTGAAAAACGAGTTAAATCTCCTTTCTGCGGTTTTCAAGCATGCGGAACTGGAGTGGGGCATGAGGATCAAGAACCCTGTGAAGGGCTTAAAACGGCCACCAGATGGCGCACGGTCTGTCCGTATTCTGGACCTGAAGGCCGTGGAATCGCTCCGTGCAGAGGCAATGGCAAACAAGCGAGAGGATCTGAGTGCACTAATAATGCTGGCAACCCAGACTGGCGCTCGCCTTGGAGAGCTTCTTTCCATACAAAGGTCCGACATTGATCTCGAGCTTGGCTTCATTCGCCTGCAAACGAGTAAGAATGGTGAACCAAGGGTATTACCTTTAACACCGGCCTGCAGTGGGGCGGTGATTGGAACGCTTTCTGCAGGAGCGAGCCCCTGCCTGTTTCCTCGGCCTGCCGATCACTACAAGTATGCGTTTAGTAGGCTCACAAAGAAATGTGGCGTGGCATGGGCTACTTTTCATAGCCTGAGACACCTGGCGGTTACACGAATGCTTGAGTCGGGCTTGAGTGTGACAGAAACGTCAGCAATCTCAGGGCATAAGACCGTTCACATGCTTAAAAGGTACACCCACCACAGCCACTCGCATTTGCGGAACCAACTGATCAAAGGGCTAAGTCAACAAAACTGAAATCTTCTTAAGAATGGTTAAGTGCAAGAAAAAAACTGGGGGGTCGGTGCAAATTAACAACACGCCCGACGAGGCGTTTTTTTTGGTACCTTGTGGGTGCCACCTCGCATCCTTTCTGAGTTTGTGTAGAAACAGCCAAGGAATTTTCTTTCGTGGCGAGGTGGGCTTCCCCGTTTTTTATGCCTCTTCCTGGGCAAAGGCATAAATACCTGCATGACCATAGAAGAAGTCGTTCGAGATTACATGCGGGAGACGGTGAATCCGTTGACGCCGGATCAGGCGAGGATCGAAGCCCTGCTGGGCAATGTGGATCGGGCAAGGCAGGCACTGCAAGCAGCGCGAGATCAGCAAAGGCAACGTCGTGAATCCGAGCGCAGGGCCAAAGCCTCTCAGGCTCGGGCAGCGATCACGACATCGCTTAAAGCCTAAGGTTTTAGTGCTCGCTAAGCGATACCTGGTATTTGCCAGCAAACCTCGTTATTGAAACGAACCGTTTGACCCCGTGCGATCAGTAGACCGAGGTGTATTTGAAAACACGGCTTGATCTTTATCAGAACTATTTTCATTAGCGTAGGGACTCGCAACGTCAGATCGAGTTAAGTGGAGTTGATGCGCAATGACGTAGATGAGTGCCTTGTAATGAGCGGGTAGATCGTTATATAGGACAAGAAATGCTTCACCCCCACTCTGATGTCCCTCGTAATTTGAGCTAAGTTCTTGAATCACAGTCAAAGCTTCTGCATGCCAGTCGGGCTTAGCAACCTTAGTTCCTTGCAGTGACGATTCTTGAACCGGCAGTACACCACTAAACAACGGGTTCAAATCGAATTTCAGCCATGCTTGAAGAACCCCGAGCCGCTTACCCGACGGAATAGAAAGACCCCGAAGCCAACGCCTTGCCGATTCCTGAGTAATTGGCTCACACCCATAGGCTCTAAGGTTAAATTCCCTTGCAACAAATGCTGCGCTTGGCAACTTTCCGAATCGAGAAGCCAAACTCTCTCGAAGAAGTCGCGAGAAAACAGCCTTGTCAAAGCATGACCGAGACTCTTGAGGAATGGAATAACTAATAGTATTCAGAGATTTTTCCAAGAGTAAAGAGTCTCACATGAGAGGATCAAAAGACGAACTCATTTTTATCTTTCTACAAGTCTTGCTTGGATTAAATGACTGACCGGCCTGCGGTTTTTGAACTCCCGCCACCAGGGTTCCTGCTATCGTTTTGTTCCCCCTGTAACGCGGACTTTTTTGACGGAATCGTAATGCAAACCAGCACCCCAAAGATTATTTTTGCCCCCCTTTTCATGGGGTACACAAATTCCGTGGCGATGCCTAGTGGTAGCCCGTTAAGCATCTACGACGATTCTCAGTATTGTCAGATTTTGTCAGCCGATAATTTATTAACCGTCGCCTCTGAAGGTAACCTGATGCGCGGTACTAATATTTTCGTGCTTTATCTCCCCCCATGGCATCTTTTTCTGAATGGCGATAACGGCGAGTTAGCCCCTTCTGTTGATATGGCCAAGGCAATGGAGGTGTGGATGGTTAGCGTTCGGCGTTTACTTTCCAGTCGCAAGGTTCTTAAGCAAAAATTAATTTTTATTGATGTATTGGGACATGACGCTGAAAGCCTAGCGCAGCACATCAGCAGCGCACCTGGCCTTGATAAAAATGAGGTCTTCGACGTGTTGCTGCACCTTCTAGGTGCGCTTGAAAATCTCATGGAGCCTTCGTTGGCGCCTGCACTGGAGAGCTTTTTTCGGGAGCATTTTAAAGAACTGACTGCTTTACACGACGCAGTTATGCCTATCTTAGAGGGGGGGCTGGAATCAAAGCTCGACTCCATGAGCAGTCCATCGGAGCCTTCAACCAAGCCCCTTCCACTTGAGGCATTAGAGGCGCTGACCGAGTGGTACTCAGCCGTTTACCGGTCGCAAATCGAGCAATCCAAAGCGCTTGAGGGTCAAATACGGAATTCCGAAGAGCAGCAGCTGGAATTAAAGCTAAAGTCTGCCGAAGAGGAGGCAGAGTTGCTTTTGATGCAGTTGCATCAGGTTCAAGAAGAGCTTGAGTCTTACTATCTTTCGAATAAAGACCTGAAACAAATTCTTATTCAATCAACCCAGACAATCACTCGAGCGCGCCAACTAGCGATGGCAGAGTGAACCCCTCAGGTAGTTTTTTAAGGCGGCCGAGGGTACCTTTAACCATTCAGTTCTTTGCGGAAGTTGTCGATCAATAACCTCCCCAGACAGGAAGGGCCCTGTGTACAGGCTCCGGCTTAGGATGCTCATTCTGTCGCTGGAGCAATCGAAGCCGAGCCGCGTGAGGCTGGATTGATAGCGTCGTTGTTGTTTATCAAGTTTTCCATCGTCCATCGACGTCATTAGCTCCGCTTCAACAGCCTTAGCACTTGAGTCACTTGGGAGTTCAAGCCCCGTTGCTCGCACCAACAGAAAGCCAACCGTGGTACGTGCTGGGTCGCGAAAACCCTGGTTAATAAGCGATTGCAAGTGTTGCTTGTATTTTTTTATTACTGAGCCTGGCCCGGCAGGCTCGGAGCCCCTCAATTGCTCTCCTTTTTCCTGGGGTGGTGTGGGCACAGACTGAGCCGAGCTCAACTTTGCTTCGACAAATACCACTGAGCCAGATGTCATCTTAAAAATATCGACAGCGTCTTTTTTGATAGAGGGCTCAATTTGACTTGCGGTTACCCGAGTGGCTGTTCCAGATAAAAAACGCAGTAGCGCTTCGGACTTCAATGCAAAACCTATGTTGCTGGAGATTGGCTGCGAGCCACTTACGGAGTCAGATCGAAGGCGGCCGATGGCAACGCCTATTACCTTACCCTCTGTGTTCACAATAGGCCCGCCGGAGTGCCCTGTGTTGATGGCCGCGCTGAATTGAAACTGATTTTGTGCGCCGCGATAACCGTCGTCGCTTGTTAAGAGCCCAGAGGTGATTTTTAAAGAGCGGCCCTGAACGCTGGGTCGGGGGTGTCCGAGCGCGAACAGTTCCAGTCCAACCGGCGTTTCTGTAAACGTGCCAATAGTAAGCGGCGCAAGACTTCCATTGAACTGAACTTTTAGTAAGGCAAGGTCACTGACGGCGTTGACCTTAATCACCTTAGCCACGACAGGTGCCGTATTCCCGTGAATGTAGACCTTTATCTCGTCGCTATTGCTTACGACGTGTAGCGCGGTAATTAGATGGCCTTGTGAATCAACAAAGAAACCGGTTCCATAGCGCGTTTCGCTTGCAAACGTGACAGTCGAGGCGAGGTTCAGTGCTAGCCCAAGGAGAAATCCCAGGCACGCACCACCGAGTCCTCTAAGAGGCTTGGTTGGCAAGAGCGTTACCGCGCTCAAATGTGCAAGAACTTGTGTCACGTGTGCACTCCAGATTTGTATAAGACGTTACCTTTAGAAACCGCTATTCATTGCCATTTCACTACCTCTTCACTGCCACGATAGTCAGCCATGCCTCGAACCAATGCCAAAACAGCCTCGCAATCCGCCCCGACGCCACGGGCTCTGTCAGTTTACTTTTACGAAGCCGGGCCCGCGCCGAGTGACCAAGGCGCTGATCAAACAGCATTTCCAGACAGTAAGGTCTTGCCGTCTGGCAAAAAAGGAACGTGGGCCTCAATTGAAACGAGTCTAATCGCAGCGACGAGGAAAAAGGGCACCTCTCGCGAGGACCTCATTGCACTATTGCCCTCAAGCTTTGGTTCTTTAACCGGGCTTAGTCAAGAGCCTTTACAAAAACTGCTTGAAGACAACCCGGCACGGCATCTTTACTTCTTTAACCTCAATCCAGTGGATGAGGCCATTTTCCCCAACCCTTGGAGCCGCTTGTTTTTAGACGTTAAAGACATAGGCCCACTAATGGATCTTGTTCTTAACGCAGTAGGCGAAGGGCAGACGCAGGCCAATCACCTTCGGGAAGCTTCGGAGTTTCACACCTTTCCCGCGGCAATTGGGACTGTCAGCTTCTGGCTCAGCTTTCTTGATTACGCAAACCAGACCCTAGAAAAAGTAACAAAAGACGCCACTCCGGCTAGACGAAAGCTCTTAGGTCAGGCCGTTGAGTCCAACAGCGGTCGCTATGCCAAAGAGATCTACAAAGGGCTCCTTAGTTGCCATCTTTTCCCATTCTTCTTGCGACGTGAGGGCGCGAACCTGAAGGCAATGAAGCTCCTTGTTCCGCTGCGTGAGCAGACCCTAAACATTCATGTACGAACGCTTCGTCAGTTGCGTGAGGCCAGCGTTCGGTCAAACGCGCCCTGGCTTGGTGCAGCTTGGCTTAACTATCGCAACCTCTATTTGCTAGGTGTCAATGGAAAGCTATGGTGCGATAAGAACCTGCCTCTTATTAGTCCACGTATTTCCCCGGTTGGACTGCCCAAGGAGACACTCTAGAAAGCAGTTAGGACTGGCATGCCCAAGTGCAACGTGTAGATGGCATTCACTAGCCCGACAAAGTCCAAGTGACCTTTGCACTCCTTGGTTCGTCAGCCGTAATACTTGTGTTCAAGAAAAACGTTTTTTTATCGGTTTATGAAACAGCAAGAAAGGTTCTTCAATGAGGCATTCTTCCCCTCCAGCCACGCATTCGACAGATATCGTTAACTTGGCCCTGAGAGCGTCTCGCATAGCAAGCCAGCTTGGCGAAGCGGGTAAGCTGTTTTCTGCCATGCCTGTTCTTCTAGGCGCAGTTGCAGTGGTCGCTGCTAAAAGTGCAAACGCGAGCGTTCAAGATTCGCTGTCTGAAAGCCAGGGTGTTGAAGGGCTTTCTTTTGAATTTGATGGGGTTCAGGAGGGTGAGTTTGACGTTCTGTCAATGCACGACTTCGGGCTGGGTTCAAGCACCAATGGCGTTGAAGTCTCCTCTAGTAATGGCCAAGCACGACTTGTGGAGGGTGATGATCTTTTGTCTGCGTTGCTTGACGATCTCGGTGCTGCAGGACTTCAAAACTCCCTTTCTGAAGGTGATGACACCGTTGTTAAAGACAGCCTCTTCATCTCCCGAGTCAATCTTTCTGACTTCGACCTTGCCTCCTCAGGTACCGCCGTCCCGCTTGCACAAAACCAGTTAGAGGGTAGCTTCGTTGGGTTTGAGGATCTTGGGCAGAACGCATTTCTGGAACTACTGTCGGAAACGGCGGCCGGTGCCTCACCGATTGCTGGGTTATCAGCAGCTCAAGTCGCCGCTGGTTTTCTGGTTGTGGGGGCAGCCGCGGCCGTGGCGGGGGGGTCTGATTCAAAGACACAGGCAGATCCCGCGCCAACACCGGATCTCCCGCCAACACCGGATCTCCCGCCAACACCGGATCCCCCGCCAACACCGGATCCCGTCACCTCCTCTGGTGTTGTCGTTGACGGCTATCTGTCCGGCGCCACAGTAGCGCGCGCAGACGGCTCTGGCGGCTCTGTCACGACCAACCCTGACGGAACGTTTACCGGGCTGGGTGGTACCGGCGCTATTGTGGTGACTGGCGGTATTGATGTGTCCACAGGGCAGGCCTTTACGGGGGTCTTGCGAGCACCTGAAGGGTCCGGTGTTGTCACGCCTCTAACCACATTGGTCCAGTCACTGGTTGAGCAGGGTGTTCCCGTAAGCCAGGCGTCAGCCACTGTCCTGCAGTCGCTTGGTTTGCCCGCAGGTTTTAATTTGTTAAACGTAGACCCAATTGCGGCGGCCAGAAGTGGCGGTGAAGAAGGCATGACTGCATTTGCCGTCCAAAAAGCGGGCGTGATGGTAGCTACGTTACTTCAGGCTGCGAGCGGTGGTGAGGCAGTGGGTTTTGAGGCTGCCCTGAGCAGGCTTACTTCGCTCTTATCCGAGGCTTCTACCCCAGTTAATCTCGCAGACCCTGCCATCTTGACGTCCGTTGGTGTGTCTGCGGATTTAATTGACTTGTTATCGTCTAGTTTGCAGGACATCTTTTCCGCAGTTAGCCTCGCAGAGATAGCTTCTGTGCAGTCCGCAACTCTAGTTAGTGTGAACCCAGAGGTTTTTGTAATCCGCACGGACGCTATCATTTCAGATCCTAGGGATCAGTCGACCATAGGAAG